AGCAATGAAGACGCTAAGAGAACAACTTACCTTTAATCAGGCCAACATCCAGGTGTTGGAGGAAGCTGATATCAGCGGAGGTAAGAATCTCTATCTTAAAGGCATTTGTATTGAAGGCAACAAGCGCAATGCAAATGAACGTGTCTATCCTTTACACGAGATATCTAAGGCAGTTAATACTATTAATCAACAGATTAAAGAAGGTAACTCCGTTTTAGGTGAAGTGGATCACCCAGATGATTTGAAGATTAACTTGGATCGTGTGTGCCACAGCGTTGAAGGCATGTGGATGGATGGAGACGCAGGATGTGGCAAACTTAAAATTTTGCCAACTCCAATGGGAGAATTGATCAAGACGTTGCTACAATCTGGTGTTAGACTAGGTGTATCAAGCCGTGGAAGCGGCAACGTTGATGACAGAACAGGACATGTAAGTGACTTTGAAATTGTCACTATAGATGTGGTTGCACAACCCAGTGCTCCGAATGCTTATCCTAAAGCAATTTACGAAGGACTCATGAACATGAAGTACGGACATAGATTGCTTGAGGTGGCTCGCGAATCTGGGCATAACAACAAAGTGCAGAGATATCTCAAAGATGAAGTCAAAAAGCTCATCAGAGATCTCAAAATATAAGGAGAACCAGGCATGTTAGATGCTATCAAACCATTGCTAGATAGTGACCTGATCACCGAGGAAACTCGCATGGAGATTAATGAAGCTTGGGAAACCAAGCTAAATGAAGCTCGTGAACAGGCTCGTGTAGAACTCAGAGAAGAGTTTGCACAACGCTACGAGCACGACAAGTCAGTAATGGTGGAAGCCCTTGACAAAATGGTAACAGAAGGTCTCGCCGCAGAGATTCAAGCCGTGGCTGCTGAAAAGCAAGCATTGGCTGAAGATCGCGTCCGTTTCCAACGCAAGATGAACGAATCAGCAACGAAGTTTAACGGCTTCTTGGTTAGTAAACTTGCAGAAGAAATTGGCGAATTGCGTAAAGATCGTAAAATGCACACTGAAGGTCTAGCCAAGCTAGAAAACTTCATGGTGCATGCATTGGCTCGTGAGATCCAGGAGTTTGCCGCAGACAAACGTGACGTAGTGGAAACAAAAGTCCGCCTCGTTCGTGAAGCCCGCTCTAAACTCGAAGGATTGAAAGCACGTTTCGTAAAAGAAAGTGCTGACAAAATGAGTCAAGCTGTTAGCCGTCACTTGAAGGCTGAACTTACACAATTGCAAGAAGACATTAAAGTTGCTCGCGAGAACAATTTTGGTCGTCGTATCTTTGAAGCGTATGCAAGCGAATTTGGTGCTACTCACTTGAATGAGAAAGCCGAAGTCCGCAAGTTATACTCTGCATTGTCCCGCAAGGACCAGCAATTGGCGGAAGCCATCAAACTCACACAAAAGGCGAAAGTCGTTGTGGAGAGTAAAGAACGCGAACTGCGTATGATCAAAGAATCCAACGAGCGTGACAGCACGATGGAAATGTTGCTTTCTCCCTTGAACAAGGAAAAGCGCGATGTCATGCGTAATTTGCTCGAAAGCGTACAAACTTCACGTTTGAAAAACGCATTCGAAAAGTATCTACCAGCAGTGTTGGAAGACCGCTCTGTGAAAGCTTCTAAAGTGATCACAGAAAATGTTTCCTCAGTTACCGGTGATAAGACTGTTCCTACCCAAAACGTTGATCAAGAAGATCGCAGCAATGTGATTGACCTCAAGCGTCTGGCTGGACTGTAATTTAAATTTTTAGGAGACTTAAATGTCAGAACCATTGTTAGAAAGTCGCTGGGGCGAAACCAAAGAAGCATTGCTCGAAGGTTTGAACGGTACCCGTCGCAATTCCATGAGTGTGATCCTTGAGAACACACGCAAGTACTTGAAAGAAAATGCATCTGCAGGTTCTACAAGTTCCGGCAACATTGCCACATTGAACCGCGTGATTCTTCCCGTGATTCGACGTGTTATGCCAACCGTTATTGCTAACGAGTTGGTTGGTGTTCAGCCAATGACTGGTCCAGTTGGTCAGATCCATACTCTGCGTGTACGTTATGCACAGAGCTTGACTGATTCTTCTCTTGCCGCAACTAGCGTTACAGCTGGCCAAGAAGCATTGAGCCCATTCACTATTGCTACTGCATATTCTACAGTACCAAAAGATACTGCCACAGCCACAAGCTACACTGGTGCTAACACAGCAGTGATGGAAGGTAACGGCGGTAAGCAAATTTCCGTCCAAATCTTGAAGCAAGCTGTTGAAGCCAAGACTCGCAAATTGCAAGCTCGTTGGACATTTGAATCTGCACAAGACGCACAAGCCATGCATGGTATTGATGTTGAAGCAGAAATCATGGCTGCTTTGGCTCAAGAGATTACAGCTGAGATTGACCAAGAGATTCTCTTGAGTCTACGTTCTTTGGCTGCTACTGAGTTCACATACAACCAAGCTACCGTTTCAGGTACAGCTACATTCGTTGGTGACGAGCATGCCGCATTGGCTGTTTTGATCAACCGTGTTGCTAACTTGATCGCCCAACGTACACGTCGTGGCGCTGGTAACTACGCTGTTGTATCTAGTGCCGCATTGACAGTGTTGCAGTCTGCAACTACTTCTGCCTTTGCACGTACTACAGAAGGTACTTTTGAAGCTCCTACAAACACCAAGTTTGTTGGTACATTGAACGGCGCTATGCGTGTGTTTGTTGACTCTTATGCATCTGACACAACACCTGTGTTGGTTGGATACAAAGGTTCTTCAGAAGCTGACGCTCCTGCATTCTACTGCCCATACATTCCATTGATGAGTAGTGGTGTTGTTCTGGATCCATCAACATTCGAACCAGTCGTGTCATTCATGACACGTTATGGTTACATCGAACTGACTAACACTGCATCATCTTTCGGTAATGCTGGTGACTATGTCGGAGAGATTGCTGTTTCCAACTTGTCTTTCTCCTAATCAGAGATTGCAACCAAACAAAAACCCGCTTCGGCGGGTTTTTTAATGATCGTAAGTTTGTTAAACTTTAAACCAACTCAGGTACTGTGACACTTTCTTGGTAACACTGGTCCAATCGCCCATGGCAGGTTGACGGAATAGTCTAGCAGTTGAATACCAAGGTGAGTCATCGCGATTCAACAACCAACGCCAGTCTACTGCAAACCAGTTGAGCATGATCCAAGTGGGTCTTCCCAACGCACCCGCCAAGTGAGCAATAGCAGTATCCACACTTAGTACCACATCTAAATGCACAAGCAATGCGGCTGTGTCTGCAAAACTATTAATACTACCTGGATACATTGTTACACCAGCTGCCTCTAGTTCTGCCACTTCTTCAGGTGTTGCATCAATCTGCAAATTGATCCACTCATAGGTGGGATTTGATCGGATCATGGCCAGCATATCCGCAAACGGCATACCTTTGTGAGTGTTGAGCCAGGCATCTCTACGGCCGCTCCAGGCAAATCCTACACGCATACGCTTCTTGGGCCCAAGTTTCTGTTGCCATTGCTGTTGCAGTTGTTGGTCAGCATTGAGATAGTTAACAGGCTTAGGCAAATTGGCCAATGTTACTCCTAGCACACCAGGAATACTCATGATAGGAATCCAGTAGTCAAAGTCAGAGACTGAAAAGTCGTAACCCGACACACGTTTAATAATTGCACTTGATGTCAACATTGGCACAAGACCATCTGTTACCTGCAGAATAATTTCTGCTCCCAACACATGTAGGTTGTACAGAAATCTCACAAACTGAATGTTATCTCCGTGTCCTTGCTCGCCCATCACAAGAATAGTCTTGCCCTTGAGATCCTGCCCGGTCCAACGTGGTTGTGGAAATTTAGGTAATGTACCAGCTAGATGTTCGTAATCCCATCGAACTTCGTATCCAGGCCATCCTTCAGCACAGTTTCCGCTGAGTAACTGCGCCACAGCCAAATTAAATTTTGAAGTTACATTATTAGGATCCAGTTGAATGGCACGACGTAAAAACGGAATAGCAGCCTCTGGTTCGCCTACTTCTCGAAGTACATTACCGTAGTTGTTGAATGCAGATGCTAGTCGACGATCTTGACTAAAAGCCAGTGCGTAACATTGTAAAGCAGCTTCTGGTTGATTGTCAGCACGATGTTGATTGCCTTGTTCAATGAGATATTGTGGGTCCATACAGTATTTACAGCATAAACTGTGTTGGTTTTAATTTTACACTGGCCATAAATACTTGTCAACACAATTAGGTGTTTTATGCTGAGATTAATACCCACAGCGTAGCGGCTAGAACCCGCATCGGGCTTCTATAAGGAGAAAACAAATGGGACGTCCTCTTAAAATCAAAAAAACCACAACCACTGACATTGGTTTCAATGCCATTGTCAGTTTGACAAATCCAGTGTATCCAGATACTTTGTCAGGCACAGAATTTATTGGAGTTGTTGGTGGCGCTAATGCCAGTGTTGCCACATCAACATATCCGGTAGTCAAGGCACGTGCTTTTATCACCGGCGCTGGTGCCGAAGATGATGCATATATTATTACACAAAAAGGTACAATCAAATACCAAGTGGCCACAGTAACTGCGGTCAATGATGAAGACATGGTAGTGGGTCAAGCATATCGTATTCTGAGTGTGGGCACAACTGATTGGGCAGCTTGCGGCGCCAGCGATTCAAATGCAGCCGTTGGTGATGTATTCACTGCAACCGCAGCAGGTGCAGGCACAGGTACTGTGCAAAACGTAGGTACTTGTATTTTGGCCAACCAAGCTGATACTGCACTCACAGCAGGCAACATGAACATCACTTTCAGCACAGGTGATTCTACTGCTCAGTTAATTTCACGCTTGACCAACAAGTTTGCACTAGACTATGCAACACCTCCAAACCGATATCTGGTCAATTTCTTCACAGACGAAGGCACAGAAATCAAGTCAGGTACCAGCGGCTCTGCTAACGTTTCAGGACAACAAAATATTCTGGATCTGGCTATTGTAGAAAAATTTACGTCTTAATTTTGTTCTATCCTCTTATCCCCTCAGATAATTACTGGGGGATTTTTTATGAGCAGAGCATTTGTGCTGGGCAATGGTGTTAGCCGACAAGATGTAGATCTAAACAATTTAAAACATTTTGGGCCAATCTACGGGTGTAATGCTTTGTACAGGGACTTTACTCCCACAGCACTAATCAGCACAGACAAGCCCATTAGTGAGCGCATACAAGATTCAGGATATGCAAAAAACAATCGTTTTTACACTCGCCGTCCTGTGCCCGGATCAGGTGCTCTACCAGTTCCACAAAAATATTTTGGATACAGTTCAGGACCAATTGCTGCCAGTATTGCCGCAATAGATGGTGCTAGAGTAATATACCTAATAGGGTTTGATATGGGTCCAGCAAACAATCATTTCAACAATGTGTACGCCAATACAGAATTTTACAAAAAAAGTTCAGCAGTACCAACATTTACTGGAAATTGGATCACACAGATAAAAACAATAATGCGTGACAATCCAGGCATATTGTTTGTGAGAATCATGGGCCATACAACTGCCGCAGTGGGCGATTTAGATCGCGTTGCAAATCTAAAAATCATGACCATGTCAGAGTTCTTAAACCGTATAAATAACACAAAGGAACTCTAAATGGCTACCTACAAGCGTGTCAGCGGCGATTACACAATTCAAACTCTTGGTGCAAACACTGTAACTAT